AAAATATTATGGCAGGAGTAGTAGAATCCGGTTTTACCGGTAACGCACCGGGAGAAGGCCCAGCAGTACACGAAGATTTAAGCGATTTGCTTGCAGTCGTGGACGCAAAAAGCACACCCGTGACATCCATGATCCCCAAGGGTCGTGCGGCTGGAGCAACGACATTTCATTGGCAAGCAGATGCACACGTTGCCGCTAAAAACATAGGGGTTATTGACGGCACCGATGTCACGACAACCCTTGTAAGTAGTGGAAACAATAATAACGATGATCTAACAAGCACTTCAGCTAACCGCAAGGTTCTGAAAAACAATGTTCAGATTTATCGTCGTTCTGGTCGTGTTTCTTTGCTATCTGAAAATGTAGCAAACCCGGCTGGTGTGCGAAGTGAATTGGCACACATGGTGAGTCGTTTGATTCTCACTCAAAAACGAGACATTGAAACATCTTTGTCATCGAAGAGTGATGCACAAGACGGCAACCTGAGTGACCCTTTCCTTACAAAAGCATTGCAAAGCTGGCTGTCTCCAACTGGTCAAACTAGGGTTGTGACAAATGCGTCAGGAACATCCGTGGGAGCAAACCACGATTGCCCATGTGTTGTCCCTGATGCTTTTCAGGCAACAGCAGATGCAACGTCCAGCACAACCAAGGCGGCATTTACTGCCGACAAGGTGCAGGATGTTCTTGAGGCTATATATAATGAAACAGGGGTTGTTCGTGATTACGACTTGATTTGTGATTCACAAGTCAAACGTGCCTTCACGGGCTTTGCTGAAACTAGTGTTAACGAGGCAGCTACCACAGAAAATCACCCTGCAACCCGTGTTCGCACCTTAAACAAGGAGCAAGCAGACCGTTCGTTTGTATCGACCATTGATATTTTTACCGGAGATTTTGGCACGTTGCGTTTGCACGTTTCCAACTTCCTTGAAAAAGGCGAATTGGTAGACACTACTGGCTCAGAAGGGGCTGCCACCATTTCAACAGATCAGGACAACTCGCACGGGTATGGCATGATCTTACCGATGGATATGTTGGAGTTGAAATACAACATGACCACCAACGTCAAGCCTATGACTAATAATGGTGCTGGTGAAGGCCGCATCATTACGACAATCGCAGGACTAGCGCATAAAAACCCACTTTCAAGCGGGTCCATTTCGTTTACTGCGGCGGCATAATGTTTGAAAAGGACGTTGCTGAGTCTTTGTTTAACAGCGACCCCGATTTAGCATCGGACGTTGTCAAGGAGTTGAAAACTGGCTGGAGAATGCAGGCAGTTAATGCGGAGATTAACACCCGCAAGAAACTCCAAGAGGCAAAGATTAAGCGAGAGTCCAAGCATATCGACGGGGTGGGAGTCCACCGGTTAAGGGTGGACCCCACCTCGTATCATTATTGGGGCCAGAGGCTCGGTTACGAGTGCTGGTCGAATGAACAATTCATCAAGGAGTATGGAAGGGACAATCCTTCCGCATCCGTTATATGCAAACCGGCAAAGCCGAAGTTTGGGTACGGTAAAAAATATTCCAAAACATATAACCTGTGATCCAACTCTCGTTTGCCAATGTTGTAAGTGGGGTGGCGCAACTTGCCGGTCTTGACCGGGACGCTTTGCCAAATCACTTCTTTAAGGCAGTAAGGGACTTGGCAGACCATCGATTGTCGATGGCATGGAACTCGGAGTATTGGCCTGAGTTAATCAGGATTCAGGAAGCAACGGTCAGCAAGACGAACAACGCTGCCCCTTATTTTTATAACCTAGCAAACACAGTCGGTGAGGTTCTTGATGTGTATAGCAAGAACCCTGAGTCAACGACACAGACGGCACCGGTAGCGTGGAAGCACGGTCACGATGGAAATAATAGAAGGATTATACTACGGGGTGCCGACACTCCTGTTTATATTGAGTATCGCTTGGCTAACCCGTCACTTACGGAATCGACAACGGGAGCGATTGATACGGCGCACGATATACCAAAGATATTTCAGGCGTACCTCATCCGGTCGGTATTCGCAGATTACCTAAAGGCAAACGGTCAGGTCGAGCAGGCCATGATCGAGGACGCCAACGCAGAAAGTCTTCTGCAACTTGAAGCCGACAAGGTTTATCGGCAGGCTGGTCAAATCAGGTCGGTCAACATGTTTACCTATTAAGAATTTATGAACGTACAACTAGCATCAATGGGCACTCCTTCGGTTGAGGAAACGGCAAGTTTGTCGGCAGATGACCGCAGAAAGAAACTAATCATCACCTCTCAAACAGGAGATGTTTATGTGAACTTCAGCACCACGGCAGCAACAACGTCTGTTTTCGACATAAAACTGGCTGCGGGAGCGTCTTATACCATCGACAACTATACCGGCCCATGCACGGCAAATAATGCCAACGTCAGGTATGTGTCGTTTAAGTAGCTTTCTTGCAGGAGGCACCTTTTGTAATGGACACAGAAAAAGCAAAACAAGCGTTGGACACGTTGTATGTGGCGGCAGGGCAGGCAGCACTTGCTAGGCCGCAACACGAAGCAGTAACTGCCGCAGCCAAAGAGTTGTTGGAGCAGATTGAAAGCTGCGAGAAGTGCGAAGGAACGACCCCTGTTGAGGTTGTCCCTCCAAGCAAGGGCAAATGAAATGGGACTTGGAACTGATCAAGGTTATCGGGGCGACTGGACTCGGCACGGGAAACATGCTGTTGGACATAGACGTTATCCTGAAACTCCTGATCAGTTTCCTGTCACTTTTGTATGTTGCGAAGAAGACCTATGATCTTTATTTCAAAAAAAAATAAATTATGCTGAAGTCAAAAACATTGTGGGGAGCGGTGACTGCCATAACCGGCAGTTTGTCGGCTTATTTTTTGGGGGAGATTGAGCTTGGTGCCATGTTGCAGATTTGTGTAACGAGTGCGCTCAGTATTTTCCTGAAACATGCCGTGAAAAAAGCTGAAGACAAGGCAGGCTAAAAACAATGCTTGGCTGGTTGTTAGCTTTACTGCGAGCCGTTCCCTCGTTGGAACGGCTTTTTGTCAACATAGGTGAGCAATTGAAGCAGCACCGTGCGAACGAGAAGCATGAAGAGGAGTTGGATCATATTGACGCTGCCATTGCTGGTGCTAGGGGCGGGGTGCAGGACAGTCGAGTATCAGGACTTGAATGGAGTCTCGACCCTGACCGCACACCCGGAGTTCCCCATAGCGGCACAACAGGCACCGGAGTTCACTCGATCAGCATTGCGGGAGGTGGCGAGGCTGAACCGAATCATAAGGAGTAAATAATGCCAATACCTGATCCACTATCTGACGGTGATGCAGCTTTCGTTGGCGTAAACATGAACGTGGAACCGTCTGTGGTGCCGCAGGGTCATGTTGCATTGGCCAACAATGTTAGATTTGAAAAAGGCAAAATCAAGACCCGTCCCGGCACCAAGTGCATGGATTGGTCGGGCATTGAGGCATATGAGAACAAACCGTATGCGGCGAATGATAAGGTTTTGTTTTCGGGAAAGAAGGGAAGCAACCTTAACGTAAGTGCTGGCACGGTAACATTGGGGAATGTAGCCAATGCAGTATCGGATTCCAATTTCGCCACCCAGACCACGTTAAGCACCAGCACGACACCTTGGGAGTTGGACGACAACCAGACCCCGGCCAACACGAACGGTGCGTGGACCATAGTCAGCAATGCCGCAAAGATAGCCGAGCCGTCAGGGTCTGTGACGAACTTGGTTCAGGATATTTCTGCTTCGGAAAACACCCAGTATGGTGTGGACTTGGAGATTAAAAGTTTTATCCCTGCGGTCACGATCAAGGGAACGACAACGAATGGGGTGACGACCGGATACGGGATGTCTACCAAGGTTGTTAAGTATGGGGCAATGAGCATTGCCTCATCGGATAACGGGGCCGGGGTTTTTGATGCAACCAAAACTGCCAAGTTTGAGGTGGAGCCTTTAACGGAAGCATTTCCAGCGGGAACGGAGATTGTTTGGTACTACACCGATGAAACGAGCGACCACACGACCTCCACGGTTAGGGCGAAGTTTACTCTTTCTGTTGCTCACCTTGTGGGCGGCACTTATTTAAATGGAACACTTACAGCAGGCGACGATTCAACAGATAACACCGGCACCGTTGCTGCCGATGCCAGCGGCTTTAAGGTTCAAACGCTAACGGTTGAAACCCTGCACTCTCCCTCTTCTGGTAATGCCTTGATTAAGGGAAGGGCTATTTATTTTGACAACGGGGCAAGCATGAACCTTACGGACAACTCTGGTTCAGGTGCTTCCACGGTGGAGGGGACTGTTCACTTGAGCCAATTAAAGATTGGCACCAAGGGTTACGGTGAGTTGAGGGTCTTTATTGGCAACACAGGGAAGGGTTCCCCCGTCAGGATAACGGATGGTCCCTTCCCAAAAACCATCAAGGAGATTATAACTTCCGGTGGGGGTAGTCCTGAAAAGATCAAGATTCAGGCTAATGAGCATTGGGCGGGCGAGATTGATAGCGTCAGCTTGACCGAGCCTGCATCGGTTGTTCTGACCAGCACAACCGGACCGGCATCGAACCCGGATATAGGGCCGGTGTTCAAGCGCAAGTCGAATGCCAATGATGAAATCAAGCCGCCGCTGCACATTGTGAACGGGTCACAGGTCCTCGATGGGACCAACTGGGAGGAAATAACGGGACACTCCATATTCGGCCTAGATACGATTTACGGGGTGGGGACGTTTAATGACCCCAACGGAAACGAAACCGTCCTTGTAGCCACCAATGCGGGCCTTTACGGGGCATCTGAGAATAGTTCTTTCAGCCAAATCCCCATGCCAACCGGTGAAGCCTTTGCCGAGCCTGTTGAGTTTGTTCAGGCATTCCATGAAGTCCTGATCTTTCGGGGGTTTGACAAGCGACCTCTGATTCTTCGCAACATGATAGTGGGGGTTGAGTC